ATCAATGTACCATCTACGAAAGATGTCATATCCTTGATTGTTGAAGTCAAGAAGTTTCATGACATAGTAATACTCATCACGAATTTTCTTTTTAATTGATTCGGGTTGCTGAAGTTTGTCGAGAATGATTTGAACTGGATAGTCATCTTCACCAAAAACTAAAGATTCATTGATGATGTCTTCAATTGCCGCATCGCATTCTGGCTGAAGTGCCATGTCACGGTATCGTTTGACAAGTTCAGCATCATTTCGAATTGTGCCTTCTAAATCAGTATAGACACCATAGACTCCACCACCAGTGATTGCAACTGAACCGTCATCATCTTCTTTTGGCGCAAATGATTTTATCGATTCTTGTTCTTTATCATCATCTTTACCAATCTTATAACCAAAAAGTTTAATTGCCATTTGTATGTCTCTCTAATGAAAATGGAGGCGTAATAGCCTCCATTCAAGCGTTATAACTATTACGCAGTTATTTATATATCAAATTTATGCAGTGGTATCAGGATCACCTGCATCCGTGCCTGCTTCAGAAACTCCACCTGCTTCCATATGATGATATTGGAATGATACTGTAAATTCTTGAATTGCATCTACGGTGTCGTAATTCAAATCGATAGCACCTAAGTCTGTTGGGAAAGCATCATACAATTCATAAACTCGACTGATACTTCCATCAGCACGAAGATGTTCAATGCGAATCGTACAACGATAATCGCCAGACTCTGAACGAAGTGCTTCTTCTCCATTAAATGCATTAATGTAATTCATCCAGTTAGAAAATGCTTTACGAATTTGCTGACCTTCATCATTAATTACAGTAACAGTCCAATCTGCATATGTTCGATCACCAGGAACTTTGATTCTTCTTCCTCTAAAAGGAACTTCAATCACACCGAGTGTATATGCAGGAACTGCCGCAGAACGGCATAAAAATGGAAATGTTCCTGTGTCTGATGCAAAAACTACGTCTAATCCATCAACATTTGATGCAAGTTCATCGCTAGGATTTATGGAACAACGAAACAGATTAGGTTTAGCGCCTGAAGCAAGTGCATCCCTAAAAGATGCTATGTTAAAAAATTCGTCTGCCATTTTTTATTCCTTATGTTGGGTCAAAATCGGTTGTATAGTAATCATATGCCCAAGTGACAGTAAATTCTTCAATAGTATCTGTTGAATCATAAGAAAGATCAAGAGTACTAATATCTGTTGGCCAACAATTGATTAAAGTATATCTACATGTGACTGCACCAGCCTGATCAAATTGTTCAACCTCAAGTGTAGAAAATTCTTCTTCTGATGCACCTGTTAGAAGTTTCGAAGATGTATTTTCGTAGTTAGTAAATCCATATTGTTGTTGCAATGCTTCTAAAGCCGCTCTCACATTTTGATTTGAATCATTGATGACTGTTGTTGTCCATTCTGGAAAAGTTCTATCACCAGCAAGTTTAAATCTTCTTCCTGCTTGAAAGGGAACTTCAATTATTCCAAGAGTTGATCCTGGAAGTTGCGCTCCCTTGCAAAGAAAACTAAACTGTTCAACTACACCAGAAAATTCTGTGTCTTTAAATGTTGGAATTGTCACTCTGAATAGATTTGATCTAGCGCCAGTACGAATGGCGCTAGTCAGTTCTGAGATTGTCGTAATTGCCATCTAATTTCTCCTTGAGTTATAATTATTTATGCGGCAATTTCGTTGAATGTTGCTTCACCTCTTACTGAGACAAAATTAAGTTGAATGAAGTTGACGGAACGAATTGGCTGGACAAAAATGTCACAAACAAATTCGTTAGCGTTTACAACTGATTCTGGATTGTTTGTCTCATCACAAATTACACGGAATGCACCAATTCCTCTACGTGCCTGAACACTACGAAGGAATGGAGAAACTAAATTAAGGAAATTTGCTCTTGTGATTGCATCATTGCGGTCGAAGAGAACATTGTCTGCGGCATTGCCGATTGTTCTTTGAAGTTCAATGAACAGTCTACGAACATTTACACGATTTGTCGATGTGTTTCTTGTTGTAAATGTCTTGTCACCAAAGAGAACAGTTCCTTTTCCAACTTGTGTAAGAACTGGATTGACCGATGTTTTATACAGACTATCACGTTGAGACTGTGTTGGATTGAACGCAAGACGAATAAGATTCTGAATCTGACCATTGATGAATCCTGCTGGCGAAAGCCATGGTTCACGCAACTGATCATTTCTTGCCATCAAGCCAGCAACATCAGCGTTGAGTGGAACATAAACGTATGTATCATTGTACTTGTCGTACTGATACTTCCATCCACTATCCATGAAGCCGTATGTTGAACGTGTGACTGTACCAGCAAATGTTGTGATGTCTGCAACTTCAGAACCTGAATTGTTTACAACATTGGCACGAAGTGGCGAGAAACATACGATAACGTCTTTACGAACTTCAGCAATGTCACCAATCAGACGATTGATGCCTGTTGCGACAGACTGACCAGCGATGATCAAAGAAATAGAAACATCTTCTTTGTTTGTAAAGACATCATATGCGGTTGCTCTTTCACCAGCAGTAGGTGTATCGCCATCAGAACCACCAGCAAGACTGTAGTTCTTAGGTACAGTTACGGCAGTAAATGTTGTGCTGGATGCGGAATTACCCCAGTTTGTTCCAGCATCGTCATGATCTGTCCAGCGAATGTAAGATGAACGATCATTGATGATGTCTTTGTAGTAGTTGCTTCCACCAATATCTGATTTTGCGTCAGATGCTTTCGAAAGTGCATAGTACTTTTCAAGAACTGTATTTGTAACACCGCTAATAACACCATCTTCGTCAACAATGACAACGTGCATTTCATCGCCAGAACCACTTCTTGCGGAAGCATATGTTGATGTTCCTGGAGCGGCATCAAATTCACCAAAGAATTCCCATCTACGAACTGCGGTTGCGCCAGATGCGCCAGTCAAGTGTGCAGTTTCAAGAGTAATTGTGTTTGCGTCTGGAACGGCTGAAACTCTAATTGTACGACCTTCAATAACAAGAAGATCACCAACTGTAACTTCAGTATCGGCGGCGCCATTTGCAGATGTAACAGATGTTGCACCAGCAGTTACAGTCCATGTTCCTGTAAGTGTCGATTGCCATGCGGCAGCCGAAGGACATGTAGAAACTTTAAGCGAATTACCAATTGCTCCAGGGAATTTTGCAATCCATGGACCAACATCAAATGATGCAGTCTCAATATATGCGTCATCGTTTTTTACAAGTTGACCTGTACCAGAAGTACCAGAACCTGTAGTTGCTTCCGCAGTCGAATTAAGTGCGTTTGTGTTTGCAATACGAGAAACATAAAGTGGTGCAGAGTAGCCAAGAAAGTTTGCCGCAGTAAGAAAGTCAACTGCGTTTGTTGCATTTGGTTGTGCAAATCGATTTACAAGATCGGCTTCGCTTGTGACAACTGTGGCTTCTTCCATTGGTCCCCAACGAAATTGTCCAGCAAATGCGCCTGCAGTTGTTGCGACTGCTTGCTGAGAAGAAACAAGATCCTGCTCTGTGATCTTGATTCCTGGTGAGATTAGACTAATAGCCATTGATTTCTCCTTGTTTTATAATGATGTGTTATTGCTAGAATTTCATTTTATTTATAAAAATTCGCTTTTATATCTTTCATCATTTTGCCATACTTGACCAGATGCATCCACATAAGTCTCATCATTTGAGCCGTCATCTATAATTCCAAAGGGAGTAATCTCTTGTTCTATACCTTCAATTCGCTTTTCGTACAACTCTTTTCGTATATTTATGTTTGTTAATTCTTTGAAGTATGGATTGGTCGTGAGCCATGAGAATAGCACAAGACTCATGACCAAATCATCATTGTAACCTTCGTCTGCCATGTAAGTGTTTCTTCTTTCAATGAAAGTTGAAATTTCAGAAATGACATCCGCATCATGAATGAGAAGTTTTTTCTCTTCAACTAAAGATTTAAGATTTGAACATCCAATTCGCTTGACTTTTTTGTCCGTCACTACACCAAATTGACTCTTACCTCCACCAAATCCACCAGAAACAACTTGACCATTTGTTGTACGATTGACAAAAACAATATTCTCATATTCATATTCTTCATGCAAAATCGTAGCAACTTGTTCTGAGACATTGATTTCAATGAGAACGTAGGCATTGTTAAATTCTTTTGCGACTTTATAGATGACTGATGGATAGAGCAACGGACTGATTTCATTGTCACGATACTTTGCTACATAACGATACGGCATTTCAGTCACATCGACAATTGAAAATGCTGAGTAGTCACCACCAACACCCTTTGCAGTATCAGCAACAAGAACATAGACACGATTCTTTTCGACTTTCTCATAGACATCTAGACCGTCTTTTGAATAGATCGGACGTTTTGGGGACATCTGTGCGATTGTATCTGCGGCAATGAGCGTAAGTGCAGAACCAAGAAACTTACAAAGCACCTCTTGATTAAACTTGAGTTCGCCAAGAAGTTTTCTTTGCTCTTCAGCCCACTTTTCAGTTCGTCCAGGAATCTCCCAGTAAGGTATGAACAGATTGACAAACCCATTTAGACCTTGCTCTGCGTCATTCCAGAACTTCCAGAAATGATTGTAGCCGAGAGGTGTAGAAGACAATAGAATCTTCGTTGTTTCACCAGCAGAAATTGTAGGATAGACTGACGTAAAGAATTGCTCTGCGACATTGTTTGGTATGATTGCGGCTTCGTCAACGTACAATAAATTGACTGACTTACCACGAATACCTGATGCTGAAGTTGCGGCAGTAAAGACAATGCTTCCGTTTTCTAATTCAATGTCACCTTTGTTCCAAACTGTCACACCCTGTTGCAACCAGATTGGAAGATTCTCATACATGAGTTGATAGCGATAGAGAACTTCTCTTGCCGCAGTTGCTTTGTTTGCAAGAATCGCTACAGTCTTACTTCCTGAAAAGAGTGTGTACCAGAGAATGTACGCCGCAGATGTTGTTGTCTTGCCTTGCTGACGTCCTTCCATAAGAATAACTTTACGATTCTCATGAATAATTTGAACTTTTTTTCTTTGACAATCGTAGAGTTTAAATGGCTGAAGACCGTGATCAAGTGTAACAATCTTGCAGTACGATTCAATGAAGTAAATAGGATCTTGGGCACACTTCATGTACTCTTCAATCTGATCTTTTGTGAATTGAAGTGCTACTCCTGCCGCTTTGAGATTGGCATTCCCTAGATACTGTTTTGTACGCATAATTATTTACTATTCAAAAATTTTTGAAGTTCAGTCGTGCTTCCTACAAAAAGTGCGTTTGTGATGTTTGTGTCTCCACTTTTTTCTTCTTTTTCTTGTCTGAGTTCTTTTGACTTCTTTGCCAAATCAAGCAAGTCTTTGTTTGTGTCTGCAAGTGTCTTAATGAGTTGACCAACAACTTCATAAGAACGTGGAGACTCGCTTTCTTTTGCAACAAAGATAATGTTTTGCATGACTTCTTTGCCGTTCTCAATGAGACCCTTGAGATTGTTTCGTGCATACTCATAGTCATCTTCAACGGCATTGCTTACAACTGGTTCATTCTTTGGTGACACAATGACTTCTCCTGTTGTTGCATCAACATCAAGAATGTCATTAAGTTTTTCATTCACGGTTTTTTTCATGGTGTTTGTGTCTCAGTAATTGTTTCAGTTACTTGAAATGCAGAGTTGCCAACAAAGTCTTGAAAAGAAACATTGAATCCTTCGATGACATTTGTAGAAACATTCGCAGTATCGATGTACTTGTACTTCTGCATTGGTCCAAAGAGATAGCCTTTGACTGTAAAATCAAATTGCCATGTAATGAATCTGCGAGAATCAAAGTCGCCTTCATATGTGTCTTCAAAAGATACGTTGGTTAATTCAACTGGAATGTCAAGATTAATACCAAGTTCTGGCAAAATCTTCATCGTGACTGTCCAATCTGGTGTGAAGAATGGAATGATTTGCTCTGCAATTTGTGTGCCATCTTCAGCGTTCTTCACTAATGCATACAAAGAAAAGTTAATGTCGTAGGGCACAGGTGAAAAAGCAAACTGAAAGTCTGTGCCACCTGTGTTCACACCTCTTGTGAATCGATGTGCTGAGTTGAGTTTTCTTCCAGGCGAATAAGCAAGACTTGTCATGTCAAAACCCATTCGTGGCAGAATCGTTGAAAACTCTTGATTTGTAAAATCAGGATCATCGGTTACACGGCGAATGAACTTTTGCTTTGCACTATACTCAATTGGCACATTGATTGATTGAATAGGCGTGACGCCATCTGACCCATAACGATCCACTTGAATCTCATTGAAGAGATTGCCAAACATAATAATGTAGCGTCTAAGCGTGCCGTGATAATAATCGTGACCGAACATCATAATTAGTAAATCCTTGTAAGTGCGAACGGATTGCTTTCAGAGAAATCGATGACATCATCATCGTCAATTTCCGAGCGAATGAAGTCATTGTCTGCATTGGGTGAGCGTTCAACAATGACATCACCTTCAAGAACAATTGTGTTGCCGTCTTCAAGCAGAAGTTTTGTTTCATCTTCAAGCAGAAGTTCGTCAAGCACATTTGTTGCCATACTGTAGTTGTCTTCAATCGCATCAATTGGTTCAACTCCTGTATCAAGTCTTTCAGACTGATACTCAAAGCGATCACAACGCATTTCGTATGTGTAGACTTTGCCAAGTTGATAGAAGTATTCTTGATACTCTGTAAATTTGATTTCAAACATGCTACTGAGCATTGGAATCCAAATGAGATCACCTTCTCTTGGTCGAGCAATTGCTGAGTAGTCGTAAACATCTGTACCATCAAGAAGAAGTTCATCGCCTTCTTCAGTAAGCATATTGTATGAGTATTCTGTGACTAAAGATGTCTTGAGTGCTTGCGTGAATCTTTTTTGTGAAATTGAGAATGTGATTTGCTTGTCAACTTGAATGCCAAACTTTGAAATGAAATCAAGTTGCCCACCATAGCCGTCAAATGTTTTGACGTACATTTCTAAATCGATGGCGTCATCATACAGTACGGATGCATCTTCTCCGTAGAACTTGTCAAGATTGACATGAGTGCGTGGAAGATAATAGGCTTGAATGCCATATATCTTCATTGCTTCAATGATCAAATCTTCATTGAGATTTTGCTCTGAAGCAGTAGTATACTGATTAAAGTATCGATTGCGAGCCATTTAGCCCACCATATCTGAAACTGGTAGCGAATAAGAATTAATGAGTTCTTCTTCTAATTTTGCTAAATCATCTGATGCTTCATTGTAAATTTGTTGACCATTGAATGTCAGTCCGCCTGGCATTGAGAGTCCTTCAAATTTCTTGAGATTGTTTCCCCATTCCCTTTTGATAAGTGCAGTTGTATATCTCTGTAACCAACGATCATTCCAGACATCTGGATAAGTTTCTGGATCTGTTATTTGATAGGCTTCAATAATGATGTATTCGCCGACAACTGTTTTTTCTTCCCATGCCATGTCAACATAGAGTTTATTGATGTGTCGATTGTAGCGAAGTGCTTGTTTGCCAACAAAGAGTTCTTCAGCAAGTGCAACATTCTGAAGTGCCATGAAGTATGGTGCATAAGGTCCTGTATTGAATGCATAGAGATCATTCAATGCAATTTGATAGCGCAGATTGAAGAGATTGTTTGTAGAGTAAGAATCTCCAATGTCAAAGATATTAATGACACCAATCACATTTTCTGGAATTTCAATGTAGCGATTTTGTTGATCTTGCTCTGTGACTTGATGAAGAAGAAATGTTTTGTTTGATCCATCAAAATGATAATCGTAATACGTCTGAAGTGCGACCTCAATTGAATCTTCTATCTGAAGATCATCCACATTGATTTCAATGACTGGTTTGCCAAGTCTGCGAAGGCAAAACTCTTTAAATTCTTCTCTTGTCGCTGGTTTGTGCGTAGACATGCATCGTCTCCTCTTTTTATTGTCTATTTATAAAAGAGAAGACTTGACTATTTTACCATGCCCAACTTACATAAGAGTATCTTGTGCCTTCAGTTACAGGATCAATTCGATGTGGATAAAGAAAGCAAGATGGGAAAATGTAGATGTCACCACCTTCAAATGGAAGAATTTCGTCTTCCCACATGACAAGTTCTCCACCTTTGAAATCATCATTGAGTAGACCAAGAGCAGTCATTATGGGAATACCTTTTCGTTCACCTTCAAAGATTGAGTGTATATGATCACAATGTTCTGCCATGAGTCGTGTTTCTTTGTAACGATTGAAGCGAACATTTGAAAATCCACTCCATCCATTCCACCAAGAAAAATTCAAATCAGTAACATATTGTAAATAAGCATCCCAGATTCTTTGCATGACATATTTGTTGATTTCTTCATCTGGGGAATAAGAAATGTCTAATTCTTTATCTCCACTTCTTGTTCCGTAAGAACCATCTGTTACATTATAAAATGTATGTTGTTGCCAGTAATTTTCTTCAATACCAGAAACAATTTTTTTTGAAATTTCGGGATCAAGCCAATTGCGATAGCGTTTTGCATAGGTGCTTAAATTTTTATCCATTATATATTTTCTTTCTGTAATAATTTGACTACTTTATATTTAGAATCAAAAAAGCCGCATGAAGCGGCTATTTTGAATTTGAGTTAATGATTAAATTATTTTATCCAACAACTTTAAAAATTACAATACCTGAACCGCCTGAACCACCATTTTCATTTCCATTGCGGCCGCCACCACCGCCTCCACCTGTGTTTGGTGTTCCTGATTGAGCGGTGCTGGGCCCAGCGCCATTTCCTCCACCACCTGCACCACCTA